GACGCGGACGCTCCCTGGGACAGCGACAAGTCGCAGTACATCGTGGCGAAGCACCACCGCGCGATCGCGGCGGCGCTCGAGCAGGTCGAGGCGGGCAAGATCACCCGATTGATCATCAACGTCGGGCCGCGTCACGGCAAAAGCCAACTCACCTCGCGCATGTTCCCGGCGTGGTTTGTGGGAAGGCATCCCGCCGACAGCCTGATCATCGCCAGCTATGGCGAGAAATTCAGTTATGATTTTGGCCGCGAGGCGCGCGCGATCATCGAAGACCCGATCTATGGTCAAATCTTTCCCAACGTGAAACTCAACACGGCGTCGGTCGATCGCATCGAGACGATGGACGGCGGCAAGGTGTTTTTCGTGGGACGCGGCTCCGCCCTGGCTGGGCGCGGTAGCGTCGGGCTGATCCTCGATGATCCGATCAAGGACCGCGCCGAGGCCGACAGTCCGACGATCAGGGACAGATTGTGGACGTGGTTTCTGCAAGTGGCGAAGACCCGCTTAGCGACGTACAAGGGTTGGATTACGATTATAAGTACGAGATGGCACGAGGACGACATCGTCGGGCGGTTGACTGATCCGCTTAACGCCCACTACAGCGCCGTCGAAGGGCCGCGCTGGAAGATCATCGACCTGCCGGCGATCGCCGGCGACGACGACGCGCTGGGCCGTCAGCCGGGCGAGGCGCTGTGGCCGGAGCGGTTCCCGCGGGAGTATCTCGAGGAGCTGCGCGTCGCCGACCCAAGAGGCTTTCAGGCGCTCTACCAGGGCTCGCCGACGCCAGAGAGCGGCAATTTCTTCGATGCCGACAAGATCCGCATCTATCAGCGGCGCGAACGCCCGCCCGACGACCAACTCCGCTGGTACTGCGCCTCCGATCATGCGGTGAGCATCAAGCAGCAGCGCGACAAGACCGTGCTGATGACGATCGGCGTCGATCAGGAGGGTAATATCTGGGTGCATGATGATCTGTTCTGGGCGCGCGCGGCGACCGACATCGTGGTTGAGGCGATGATCGACCGCATGGCGCGCTACAAGCCGCTGACGTGGTGGGCGGAAGAAGGCCATATCAGCAAGTCGATCGGACCGTTTCTGCGCAAGCGCATGCTCGAGCGCGGTACCTTCGCGTCGGTCGCCGAGATGACCCCGAGCAAGGACAAGCAGAGCCGCGCGCAGGGCGTCCGCGGGCGTATGGCGATGGGCAAGGTGTATTTCCCGGCCTATGCGCCGTGGTGGTCGGAGGCGCGCGCGGAGTTGCTCAAGTTTCCCTTCGCGACGCACGACGATTTTGTCGACACCCTCGCCTGGGTCGGACTTGGGCTCGACATGGTGATCAATCCGCAGACGCCCCGTCCGAGCAAACCGCCCCCCACCGTGGGCACGCTGGGCTGGCTGAAGGCCGATACAAAACGACGTGAAAAAGAACAACGCACCCGCAACGGAGGTTGGTGATGTCCGACATGATGGGCCAGCCGCCGATGGGACCGCCGTCTCTGCCGGACGACCCGATGCAGATGCAGCAGCAGCCAGTCGCCGATTTTCAGACCGCGCAGTTTCTGCAGCCGCCGCAGCCGAAGCCAACCGACCAGCGCATCGACCGCAACCCGCCGGAGCCGGACGACAAGCGCAAGGCGCTGGTGTCGTCGTTCTGCGACATGGTGCGGCAGGCGAAAGGCCATTGGGATAAGGCTTTCCGGCAGATGGAGAAAGACCAGCGATTTGCTGCCGGCAGGCAGTGGCCGGAAGAAACCAAATCGGCGGCGTTCAACGACGACGAGGGCGACCGCTACGTCGCCAACATCGTGCTGCGTCATATCCAGGGGCGCGTGGCATCGGTCTACGCCAAGAACCCGAAGGCGGTTGCGCGCAAGCGCCAGCGTATCCTGTCCACCGTGTGGGACGGCACGCTGGAGCAGTTGCAGGGCGCACAGCAGACGATGGCGCAGGCGCAGGCGGCGCAGGATGCCCAGCAAAAGGCCGCGATGGGCGTGACGCTGGGCCTGATGGCGGCGAAGATGGGTGTGGACCCGTCGGCCATTGCCGGCCTCGGCCAGCCGACGCAGCCTGGGAGTATCTTTCCCGGCAACAGTCCGTTTCCGCTGTCGGCCGGCCCGCAGCAAGGGTTGCCGCCGCTGCAGGGCTCGCCCCCGGCAGCTCCGTTGCAGGGTGGCGGCGGTCTCGGTGGCATGATGGGACTGCCGCAGGCCCCGCCGGACGCCGACGTGATCGAGGCCGAGGCGATTGTCGCCGACGCCAAGAACGTGCAGCAGCAGACCAAAACGCTCAATCGCATCGCCCGCACGCTCGAGCTTTTGTATCAGTACGAGATCGACGAGCAGCAGCACAGCTTCAAGACCATGATGAAATTGGTCGTGCGCCGCGCCGCGACCGCGGGCGTGGGCTGGGTGCGGCTCGGGTTCCAGCGCGTGATGGGACGCAGCCCTGATCTGGATGGGCGCATTGCCGACGTGCAGCAGCAGCTCGAACTGGTGCAGCGGATCTCGGCGGGCATCGCCGACGACGATATCCCGCAAGACAGTGGCGAGGTCGAGCAGCTCCGGCTGACGCTGGCGTCGTTGACCAATCAGCAGGACATCGTGCTGCGCGAAGGGCTGCAGTTCAGTTATCCGAAATCGACGGCGGTGATTCCCGACCCGCGGTGCGTACAGCTACGTGGATTCCTTGGCTGTGATTGGGTGGCCGAAGAATTCTGTCTGAGCCCTAACGAAGTCATGGAAATCTACGGGGTCGATGTCCGCAGCAGCTACAGCGCGTATAGCCGCGCCGACACCGGCACCGACTACGAACGCGCGCGTGCGATCTGGCAGGGCCGTACCAGCGGCGCGTCCGATGCGGCGGTCTCGCCGGGGGACAAGGGCCACTGCTTGGTGTGGGAGATGTATAATCGCCGCGACGGGCTGCGCTATGTGATGTGCGACGGTTGGCCGGATTTTCTGGAGGAGCCGAAAGAGCCCGACTACACCGAGCGGTTCTGGCCGTGGTACGTCGTTGCCTTCAACGAATCGGTCGGCGAGGTCTATCCGCCGTCCGACGTGAAACTGATCCGCCCGATGCAGCTCGAACTGAACCGCATGCGCCAAGGCTTGCGCGAGCATCGTTTCGCCAACCGCCCCAAGACCGCTTACGCCGAAGGCACGTTGTCGCAAGACGACCTCGACGCGCTCCAGACGCATCCCGTTAACGCGCTGATCAGTGTCAGCGCATTGCAGCCGGGACAGAACATCAACGACGTGCTGATGGCGGTGAAAGGCGTGCCGGTCGATCCGAATCTCTATGAGGTTAATCCGGTGTTCCAAGACCTGCTGCGCGTCGTCGGCGATCAGCAAGCCGATCTCGGCGGCATGAGCAGCAGCGGCACGGCGACCGAGGCGAACTATGCCGCGACCGTGAAGGCGGGTCAGTCCGGGTCTTCAATTGACGACATCGACGACACGCTGACCGAGATGGCGCAGGCCGGTGGGCAAATCCTGCTGCTCAACGTCAGCGAGGAGACGGTCAAGAACATCGTCGGTCCCGGTGCAGTATGGCCGACGCTGACGCGGGCCGAAGTGGCGCGCGACGTGTATCTCTCGATCGAAGCCGGCAGCAGCGGGCGTCCCAATCAGGCGCTGGAGCTGCAGAATTTTGAAAGGTTGGCCCCGATCCTGATGCAGATTCCGGGCATCAAGCCGCAATTCCTGGCGCAGCAGGCCATCACGCGGCTGGACGACCGGGTCAATCTGGAGGAGGCGGTCGCCGACGGTATGCCGTCGATTACCAGCCAGAACGGCATGAAGCCGGGCGCGTCGATGGGGCCGCCCGGAGCCGGGATACCCCAGGCGCAGGGTCCGCAGGGGGCCAGCAACGCCCCTGCCCCGCCGCCGCCTCAGTCCAGTGCGCCGTCGCCGGTCACGGCCACCCCTATGCCCGCCGGGATGCGCCCCAACTAGGTATTGCGGTGGCCGTCCGGACGGTTTAGGAGTGTTTGGTAGGGTTTCGCGTAGCACGAAGGCCAACCAAACGTGAGCGGCACCGCTACACAACAATCAGTTGCGCCGGAAACGGCAGCACCCTCTACCCCTGATTCCGCGCCCTCACCGGCTCCGGCCTCCACGTCGTCGAGCCCGTCCCAACAATCCACGCCGACCCCGGCCAGCTCCGGGGAAAGCAAAGGGGAGTCCAAGCAATCCCTGCTCGATGCCGTGCTCAAGGCGGTGCCAACCGCGCCCGAGCCCGATGTCCTGCGGCGCGAGGACACCAGCGGCGCTCCCACGCCGCAAACGCCAACGAGTCAGGAACAGGCCCAAGACGCCACCGATAAACCCGATGACGACACAGCCGACGATGAGCCCGCACCCGCGGAAGCATCGCCGCTGGTGCGTAAGAAAATCAACAAACTGCTCAAGCAACGGCGGGAGCTGCGTGATCACGTCACACAGATCACGCCGGTTGCTCAAATTGGTCACGAACTCCAAACCTTCGCGAACGTCAACGAACTGACCGGCGACGACATCATTCGTGCGCTCAACATTGCCGCGACGCTGCGGCGGGGCGACTACGATGCGTTCTACAAAGAGGTCGGTCCCTACGTCCGGCGCGCGCAGGAATACCTTGGTGTTGTCCTCCCGCCCGATCTGCATATGCGTGTGCAACAGGGGCAGATGACGCAAGAGGCTGCGATGGAGTTCGCACGGACCCGCTTTGATCACCAGCGGGCCGAGCAGGCTGTTGCCGGCGCCAGGGAGGCTCAAGTCTCCCAGCATGTGCAGCATCTGCAGACCAATGTGCAGCGTGCCGTCTCGGGGTTAGAGGAACGTTTTGCGGCGAGCGATCCGGACTATCGGCAAAAAGCCGATCATGTGAAACGTACCGCGCAAGCGATGCTCTTCGAGCGCGGCGGATCGATCTCGTCAGTCGATGAGGCCCTCCAACTCACGAAGGCCGCATACGACGAAGTGAATGCGCGATTGAGACGCCTGCAACCGATGCCGCGTGCCACCGGTGTGCTTCCCAATGGTCACGGTCAAACATCGACCGCTCGACCTCAGCCCAAAACGCTCATGGAAGCCGCCCTTCAAGGGCTCCAAAACGCGAGGTCGAACGGCTAACCCAAAGGGTTGGCAATGGCCTTCACAGCAGGAGAAATCCAAAACGTCGCGAACGCTGCCCTCGATTTTTACCTCAACAAAGGAGACGTATTCCGCCAGTCGCTGCAGACCCGTCCGCTCTGGGACACCCTCGAACGAAAGAAGAAAACCTTCCCCGGCGGTAAGGGGAATATTAGCGTAGCGGTTGAGGGGAAGTTTGGGGACGGCTCCGGAAATGACGTTGTAAAAGGTTACACACACAACGATACCGTGAACTTTTACACCCCAGCGAACATTATGCGCGCTAATTACCCGTGGCGCGAGCATCATCTGGGGATAACTCTAACCCACACCGAGCTGAAAATAGACGGCATCTCGGTGGTCGATCCGGGATCAAACGGCGAGCGGCTCTCCAACCACAGCAATCGCGAGATGACGGTGTTGGTCGGATTGCTCGAAGACAAACTGTTCGACCTGGGCGAATCCTACGCCCGCGGGATGAACGCTCTCGCCTATGGTGACGGGGTCGCCGATCCCAAGGCGATGGCGGGTCTTGGATTGCTGATCGCCGATAATCCGACCACCGGCACGGTCGGCGGGATCAACCGGGCGACGGTGGGCAACGAGTGGTGGCGCAATCGTGCCTATACGGCGGCGATGGGAACGGCGGTGACCGGCACCCCGGCGCTGGCGAAATGGGGTGGTGCTCCAATCACATCGGCCCCTGCCAATGGCGGCGCTCTCTTGCAGGTCTTGCAGGCGGAGCGGCGGCAGCTCATCCGTTACGGCGGCAAGCCCGACGTGTTCGTGGCGGGCTCGGCGTTCATAGCGGCGGTTGAGGTCGAGATGCGCGCCAACGGGCTGTACAGCCAGAACGGGTTCACCAAGACCCAGGACGGCGCGATGGGAGATCTTCAATTTAGCGGCATCGATATCCAGTATGACCCGACGCTGGACGATCTCGGCAAAGCGAAGCGCGCCTATTGGTTCGATTCCAAGAACGTTTTCCTCGATGCGATGGAGGATGAATGGCTGCACCAGCACACGCCGGCGCGGCCCGCCAATCAGTTCATCATGTATCGCAGCATTACGTCGACCGGCCAGATTGTCGCCAAACAGCTCAACAGCTCATTAGTCATAGATATCGCCTAACCCTGCAAGGCGATCCGCACGGAGCCTATCCCCGCTTCCGCCC